CTAATTAATTAATAAGCCAAATTGAGTGGCTTTCTCTTTAATTTCTTTTAAAAGAGAAGAAATATTGTTTAAAACATTTTGCTCCGGCCCCTTTATATTTAGAGTTATGGTCATGAAATCTGATTCTATTTTATTAGTAGTATTTTCATAGGTAATGTTTTGATTTCCATTATACTTAGCAACTATGTCAATATCTAATATTTCACCAGCTTTCATAACCTGCTCAAATGTTAAAGTCGATTTACCTTGCATAACATTATACAGGGTTCTATAAGATATATTGAGTGAACCTGCAAAATCTTGCAGACTTGGCCTCCCCGGCTTTTTCAGTTCATCCTGTAAAATTTTTCTTATTACGTCTTTCACAACACAAAAGTTGGCAATTTTTTTCATCTGAGTATCAAATAGATATGTAATTGTTTTCCTTTCACAATGAATAAATTTTCATTATATGAATTATATTTCAGATCATTGTGACATAATTTTCATGTACAAAGGAATGACAAAAGAATTACGTGCACAATCACATATAAGTGCGACACTTACTTTAGAAGAAAGAGAGAAAATAAAAATGGCTCTACCAATTAGCATATCGCATGGATATAGGCTGATTAGTGAAAAACTTCCCCATCTAAGTAAAAATCAAATATCTCAGGTATTCACTATTCAGCAACGTTACAGGCCTGAAGTTATCGACGCTGCATTCGAAGTTATTGCTGAATTCAATAAAAAAGTAGGTTCACAAAAAAAGAAAGCTGCTGAATTATGAACCTAATAGACCACAAACAAATTCTTCCACCCGGTTTGATGGATAATTCTGCTGAATTCTTCATCCATGAACATGAAGTAAAGGCTCTATATAAAGGACGTGTGTGGAAGTTTGAAGAATTTCCACCTGAGCTTATTGAAATCATAGATAACGATATGGCATCCAATCCTAAAGCAATGAAAGCCCTTGCTGAATGGGACATAACAGATTCTGGGGAACAGATGCGGCAATATATAGCATGTAGGTTTGGTGGTTTCGATAACAACCCTGATATCTGTTTAGATGGTAAGGTTCAGCCCGCTGAGTATGTTGATTGTGGTCGTAGAGGCCGATGCGCTTATGAAGGAAAGCTATGCAGTTCTATTGTATTGGAAAACGGAACACTAACCAAAAAGGAAATTGAAGTTTTAAGACAAATTGGATTAGGTCTATTAGACAAAGAAATATGTGAAGTTCTGGGCATCGCCCAAGATACATTAAGGTCTCACAAAGATAGCTTATGCCTTAAATCCGGCCTACAACGCAAGGCAGCTCTATCAGTTTTAGCATATCAGTATAAACTTATATAGGTTATGATAATAGCAGAGTTAGTACCCAAAAATGGTTTTGTATTCTTAAGGTTTGTTGAACCTGGTGAAAATGTAGAAACTAAACCTTACATCACTTTAAACTCAATGGATGATGCCAAAGGCAGGATTAATTTTCGTTCTAGAAATTATATCGTTGAGAAATTGACATCATGGTTAAACCAAAGAAGCCATGCTCTACCGGGTGCTGAGTTTCAAATCAACCTTTATGCGTCCTGGGTAGCTGAAGTTAAATTAAGAAGCTTATCCTATGTGTGTGATTTTGTAAACAGGAAGAGGGATAAATTTGAATCTATTGCCCCAAATGAAAGCAGTAAGTGCTATTCCTACTACAAAAAGAACATTTTAACCATTCTCGACTTCTGCACCGACTACACTAATAATAACCAGAATCATGATTAACGGGTACTTCATAACTACTCTGTTGCAGGAATACAGAGAAAATCAAAGCATAATATGCTGGTTACGTTGTTCTGTAGGCAACGCCTCTGGTCGAGGCAAATTGTACTTAGCCGCAGAATTGATTGGAACGATTGAAGCTCAAAAATCGCTCAGGAACATGATGGATAAGTGTTACATCGAAGGCATAACTACAGAGCAATTACTTAAAGATATTCAACGGTAGCAGTTTTTAGAGGTTTGGCTATCCCGGTGGCCGTTGCCGGGAAAAAAACAAAAAGGGTGCTTACTCCCTAATCGAATTGAAGCTAGTTCTTTAACCATAATACCAATAGCTCCTGCATGTGTGTGTGCAGGAGTTTTTAACCACCAAACTGACCAATATGGAAGATTTATTCGACTTGTGCATCCTGTTGCTTTTGATAGCATCTTTTGCCTGGTCAGTATACAGACTACTAAAAAATAATTTTTAATCAATCACATAATAATCAAATCAAAATGGCAAAAATTGAACTTAAGGGCTACATCCTAACTGTTAATCAGCCCGAAACTGTAGGCGAAAAAAACACTGCAAAACAAACTATCATTTTTAAAGTACCAGGATATGTTGACGGATTCGGGGACAAAAAAGGTCAAGATGAGGAATGGCCATTGGACATTTTGGGTGATAATGTTTCAAAACTGAACATGACCCGTGACCATCAGGGTAAAAAGGCAAAGTGTATTGTTTATGTGAATGGCCAGAAATTCACCCGTAAGACCGACAATACCGAAGGTTGGATTATCAATGCTAAACTGCATGAAATCCAGGTTTTTGATGATAAACCGGCACAGTCATCAGCACCAAATAATACAGGCTCAACTAATTCTAATTGGTAATGGCTGAATTATCACTCTTTAATGTAGCTGTTCAAGCTGAACAAATGCGAAATGCACAAAAAATCTATTTCCAGACTATCACTAAGGCTAAAAAGACCAAGAATCCTGGTGATTTCGCTGAAGCAAAGAAAGTGCTGGAAATATCAAAAAAGTTGGAAATCGTTTTCGATGACACAATAAATAAAATCTTAAACACCAAGTAAATCAAAAGCCCTGGTTAGAGGCCAGGGCTAATGAAATTGTATAATCTATTGTAACACAAAGTTGGATAAAATTATGAATAAGCCAAAACTTTACATCAGCGGGGCCATAACTGGAAAGCCAGATCTAAACCGCACCAAGTTCGCAAATGCTACCAAAACATTTAGGGATTTAGGGTATATAGTGGTTAATCCTCATGAAATCTGTTACGACCTGAAGGAAGATGAATGGAACCAATGCATGCGCAGGTGCATCATTGCGCTGATGGATTGCGATACGGTTATTCTACTGGATGATTGGCAAAGCAGCACTGGTGCCACGGTTGAATATCAGCTGGCATTCGGTATCGGCATGGAAGTATTTAACATCGATCTCTTCTTAAAATGCATACAGCCATGATATTTTGCACACCAGTAGCCTTTCAAGGCATGAATTCCGCTTTCAGTAAAGTGTGTTACAAAAACATAGATCCCATAGTAATAGCTAAAACAGTAAGCGGGATTTTAAACGTCCGGCTTCATGTGATGATATCCCCAACTAAAAGAAGGCGTGCTGTAGATTCCAGAAGGATGGCCTATCAGATCATGTTTTTATACAATAGAAAGCTGTCCAGAAAAGAAGCTGCTGCCGTATTTAACAGGGATCATTCAACTGTTACCTGCTCAGTTTACAGCCATGCAGATTTAATGAAAAGTGATCCGAAATACAAGGAAACTTATTTGATGCTGGAAAAGAAAGTCACCCTGCAACTCGGAGAACCAAAAACAGGAAGCAATGCACCTTAATCTCTATTTACTTAACCACGAAGCATGGTACACGTGCGGATGTGGTGAAGAATATGATGCCAGGTTAGAAGTATCATGCCCAAAATGTAAAACTAAGCCTTACCAAGCCGATAAATAACAAATGAATAAATTCTCCTATTATAAAGGTGGTATAAAAAAAGTAACACCTTCAAGCGATATCACCGTTGAAAAAGCAATTGAGCTGATTAAAGGTGATACCTATAAAGAAGCTGTTGAAAAATTAAGAAACGAAACAAACCCGGTTACCAAATCGGTTAGAAAAACCGGATTGGATTATTTTACCTTCTCCGGGACATTTAAAAAAAGGCATTCCGCCCAACTGATTAAACATAGTGGCATTGTAGTTTTAGATTTTGATCATGTTAATGACCCCGCTGAAATTAAAAAGCACTTTGCATCATGGGAGTTCACACTTGCAGCGTTTATTTCTCCCTCTGGTGATGGCTTAAAGGTATTGGTTAAAATCGATCCTAAACTTCATGCTGAATCAATCCTATCCCTTGAACACTTTTTTTCTGATGGTATTTTTGAATTAAAACAGGATAAATCAGGTAAAGACGTTTGCCGGGCATGCTTTGTAAGCTATGATCCTGATATTTTTTACAATCCTGATTCTAAACTATATAAACCCATTATCAAACAGGCTGAAGATGCAAAAAAATCATCTGAAAGTTATGAAACAGATTCTCTATTTACAGATGCAGCAAGTTTGGTAGTTATGCACCAGAATGGATCTACCTCTTTACTTCAGCGTAAATTAAAGCTTGGCTATAACCGAGCAGGAAGGATAATAGACCAATTGGAATCAGCTGGTATTTTAGGCCCTTTCAATGGAGCTGCATCCCGAGAAGTTTTAATACCTGATGAATACTCTTTAGAAAGAATTTTAGAAAAATTTTTAAATCGTGCTAACGATGTTACAGTAAAAACAACTGCTTCTGAATCTGATCCCAGAGAAAACGAGACTGAAGTAAAAAAAGTGCCACTATCTGCAAGTGAGCAAATTACGCTAAGTAAGAATTTACAACGGGCCATATATGTAGTTGAACAGGCAGAAAGTAGAAATATTGACTTAACTGGTGACTATACTGATTGGCAACTTATTGCTTTCAGCCTAGCCACGTTTGGGGAAGACGGGCGGGATCTCTTCCACCGGGTAAGCAAACAGTATTCGGATTACGATTACGACAAAGCACAGGAAAAATTTAATGATGCCCTACAAAAGGGGAATTTCAAAACACCTGCAAAGTTTTTCAGCATAGCAAAAGATTATGGTTTAGAGGTTAAAATGCCTAAAACAATATCTGAAGCAAAGGAAGAGGTTGTTTACAGGGATTTGCTGGATAGTGATGAGCAGGTTGATGATCTGATCAAATACGGCATCTATGAAAATGGTGGCACTTACTGGTCAATGAACGATAAAGGTAAAAAGGTTGAGGTATCGAACTTTAAAATGCGCATCGTTTACCACGTTAAAACCAGTGATGATGAAGCATACAGGCTAATCCAGATTAAAAATATTTTCGGCTATGACGTGGTAATCAAAATGAATACGGATGATTTTGTTAGTGCCGGTTCATTTAAAAAAATCATTGCCAGGGAAGGAAATTTTATTTTCAAAGGTGCTGATTCCGACTTATGCAGGTTACAGGATAAATTACAACGTGAAGAGCGAAAAACAGAACTGGTAAAACAATTAGGTTACAATAAGTGGTACAACTTCTTTGCCTGGGCCAATGGCATATTTGATTGCCATTTAAACAAGTTTGTGCCAGCTGATGAATTGGGCATCGTTGAACATTACAGGCTGGTAGATGATGAAATGCAGCCGCTTAACTTCTTTATCCCTGCGATGGCTTCCATGTTTAAGGATAAAGAGGATCTGTATGTAAACGATAAACGTTTTGTCTATATCAAATCTGATGTAATCTTTAAGGACTGGGCTAATTTATATGAAAAGGTTTATGGACAAAATGGCCAGCTTTCCCTGATGTTTTACATTGTGGCCCTCTTCTCTGATATCGTTTTTAAGGCAATGGGTGACCGTTTGCCGATGCTAAATGTTTACGGACAGAAAGGAACCGGTAAGGGTACTTTAATTGAAAGCCTGATGAAGCTTTACGGGCATGGACAAAAACAGTTAATGCTCGGTGGTGCCAGTACTGTAGTTGGTTTTATGCGTAAAAGTGGCCAGTACAGTAATGGTTTAAACTGGCTGGATGAATACAAAAACACCTTAAAACCCAATTTCATTGAATCGCTTAAAAACCTTTATGACCGTATCGGTTACGAACGTGGTAAAAAGGATAATACATTTCAAACCGAAAGTACCCGGATAGATAGCGCAATCATTGTATCAGGTCAAGAAATGCCCATAGTTGAAGAGGCCCTATTCAGCCGTTTCATTTTGGTTATCACCCAGAAGCCAATAAAATCAGATGCAGCTGCCAGGCTATTCAATGAATTAAAGGATCTGGAAGCTGGTGGCTTAAGCGCATTGACAGTGTATCTGCTAAAACACCGCACCTACATCAATGAAAAGTATAAAGAGGAATTTAAAGCCGAGCAAAGAACTTTATCAAAACTGGTAAATAACCATGAGGTTGATGATCGATTTATAAATAATTATGCCTGTTTAGTTGCTATGTGCAGCTTAATGAAGGAAGTTGAAACTCTTCCGTTTAACGTGGCTGATTTCAGGGAATTATGCAGAAAAACACTGTTGGAGCAATTCTTTGTATTACGTGGTAGCGATAGTATTGGTAAATGGTGGAGCATAGTAGAAATGCTGTTTGAACAGGGTGTTATCTCAGAGGATAGACACTTTATAATTAAAGATTCAAAACTATACATCCGGGTACAGGATGTATACCAGCACTATGCTGAAGCTATGGGCAAAAGGAAAGATGTTGGCGTATTGGATGAGGCTACCCTTAAGAATTATTTAGAGAATGATCCCAGAAGCTTTATTTCCAGAGAAAAAAAATTCTTTGGCGGTGGCCAGCGGTGGAGCTTTGTTTTTAAATACAAGGAAATAGGCATCAACCTGATCAAAGCGGCCAGTGCTGAAGAATTTAAACAGAAAGCCAGAATCATGGGGGTTTCTTTTGATGATGATATAGAAAGCCCTGTTGCAACACCTCAACCTGAGCAAACAGAAATGATCCTGCAAACAATTCCTGCTACAATAGTAAAGACAAGAATCACCAGTAAACCTTCAGGCCCTTCACCTTTTTAAAAATCAATTAACGCAAAAGCCCCGGTTCGTGGCCAGGGCAATCGCATTCGATCAATAATAATCAGAGACAAAAATGAACAAAAAATCACAAAAAATTTCGCCAATCTTATTTAGTTCCGAAATGGTTAGAGCAATCATTTCCGGCAATAAGACTATGACAAGGAGAATCGTTAAGCCGATGCCCAGAATAGCCAATGTAAAGACCTGTAATACATTGGATGATATGTATTCCAAGTTCGCGGATTTATTTCCTCATCCTTATGGCAAACCTGGTGATTTGCTTTGGGTGCGTGAAAATTACAGGTACTGCCAGCCTTTTGGCCCTGAAAGTTTAAACTATCAATTTATTGACAATGCCACTGGTGAATCCGTTCCAGATGAAACATGCTACAAAATCATTGACTATGAGAAATGGAGGCCATCTATACACCTACCTAAAACTGCTGCCCGGATCTGGTTGCAAATTTTGAATGTACGAATAGAAAGGCTTAAACAGATATCAAAATCGGATGCAAAAGCTGAAGGTATAAAGCAAATAGATCCCACTAAGATATTAGGAGGCACCTGCCCTGTTTACTATAACTATCTAAACAATGATACTGCTACAGACAATCCAGTTGCCTCATTTTACAGCCTATGGGAATCGATTAATGGAATCAATAGCTGGGATGCTAATCCCTGGGTGTGGGTGGTAGAATTTGAAGTGTTGACTATTAACGGATGGAACTGTGTTCCTGAAAAAATAAGGAGGATGGCTGATGTTATTTGATACTACTAAGGAAATCGGTTTGCTTAACGCTGATGAGGTTGAGTTTTTATGTTATGATGAGTTTGCCGGATTCGGGGGCACTTCATCCGGATTTGCATTATCCGAGGCTAAAGCCATTGTAATTGCCGCTATAAATCATGATGAGAAAGCTATCACTTCCCACTGGCTAAATCATCCTGAAGTTGAACATTTCAACGAGGACATCACTTTAATGTATGGCAAAGTAATACACGGTATACTTTTCAAATCACCAGAAATGGTTCGGTTAATTAGATTAGGCGAAATATATCGTGCCTTCTATCCAAATGCTAAAGTCATACTATGGGCATCACTTGAATGTACCAATTTTAGCAAAGCAAAAGGAGGCCAGCCCAGAGATGCAGACAGTAGAGCATTAGCCGATCACATGGATCGTTACATAGAGGCTTTAGACCCTGATTATTTTAAAATTGAAAATGTTGTTGAATTTATGAGCTGGGGGCCTTTACGGATAGCGGCCAAGAAAAAACATAAAGAGAATAAATCTGAGGGTATATACGCTAATACCGAGCTTAAGACTGGAATCAATAAAAAAACAGGAAAGGAAGAATATCTCTGGATTCCAGAAAGCAAATACAGTGGTAAAGATTATTTGAGATGGTGTAATCATATAAAAACCTTTGGATATAGGGAAGAGTGGCGGCAATTAAATAGTGCGAACTATGGCGCATATACATCACGAAACAGGCTTTTTGGCTGCTTCGCAAAGGAAGGATTACCTATTGTTTGGCCCGAATCAACCCATGCAAAAACACCGGTTAACAATGGTCTCTTCGGGGTGCAACATAAATGGAAAGCTGTTAAGGATGTTCTTGATTTTCAAGATGAAGGAATTAGTATTTTCAACAGGAAAAAGCCACTTGTGGATGCATCATTGGAGCGCATTGAAGCCGGCTTAATAAAGTTTGTTGCCGGTGGAAAGGAAGCATTCCTCTTAAAATATAACTCTATGGCGCAAAATGGAGATAGGAAACATTCAGTAATGTCTGTTGAAAATCCCAGTCCGGCTATACCTTGTCAAAATAGAACTGGTTTATGTTTTATAGCCAAATACTATTCAGGGAAAGCGGGTAATATGGTAAATTCTATTGAAGATCCTGCGGCCACATTGCGAACTAAAGACGGCCAATCGCTTATTAAATGCGAGTATTTCCTTTCAAAAGCATATTCAGGTAAGCCTGAAGGAAAAGTTATTCCGGTTACAGGCCCGGCAGGTACAATCCCAACCGTTTGCAATCATTCTTTAGTCACATGCCAGCCGTTCATCATGAATACAAACTTTAAAAATGTTGGTAGTTCAATAAATGATCCCGCACAAACTCTAACTGCCAGCAGACATCATCCATATATTGTTAATCCCGCTTTTTTAGCTCAGTATTATAGCAGTGGTGGCGAGTTGGCAAGTATAGAAGAGCCTGCCAGGACATTGGGAACGGTAGATACGATCTCTAAAATTCAACCTATATTTTTTGATAAAACATTTTCAGGAAACGGAAATTCAAATCAGTATCAATCCATAGAACAACCTGCCGGATCAATATTGCCAAACGACAAACATCGATTGATTAATTGCCAGCCCTTTATTCTGAATCCTTCCCATCGTGGCCACTGCACCGGTACGGAGGTTCCTTGTGTAGTTATAGTGGCAAGGCAAGATAAAGCACCCCTCTACCTGGTACAATTTACAATTGATAATAATGTATGCGTGCCCATTTATGAAGATGACAGTGCGGTAATGATCAGGATAAAAAAATTCATGGCCATGTATGGACTAGCTGACATAAAAATGCGGATGTTAAAAGTTTCTGAACTACTCCCAATCCAAGGTTTTCCTAAGACGTATAAAATGGTTGGAAACCAAACTGATCATAAAAAAATGATCGGAAACAGTGTCGTGCCTCATGTGGTAAAATATTGGGCAGAGGCATTAGGGTTTAAACTCAGAGAGATTAGAAGAATAGCAGCTTAATAGACATTTATTTTAAAACCAGACTAAAATCAAAAACAAAATGAAAACACAATTTATCAAAGAAAAAACAGACAGAAAAGGTACTTACATCATTGAAGGCGAAAAAAAGCCAGGTAATGTATTTTCCATTAAACGGTTCATCTGCATGGTTCAACCGCAGGAAACAGAGAAAGAAACTGAAGAATTAGCAGACTTCATTATTGAAAAATTATCTAAACCGTAAGTAATATGTACGACGAAGATTTTGAAGAAATGGAAATGCCATGTCCCTGCAATAATTGCGGGGACTGGTTTGATTTGAATAGCGGATCGGCTTCCAATAAATGGTACCCGAACACGGTAATCTGTAAATCCTGTGGTGACATTGAAGATCATGAAGTTGACATTGACAATGAAGAGGAAGATTTACTGATTGAAATCGAAAACGGTAATAATATCAGAGCCAATAAAAAACGGCTTAAAGAAATTGGAAGGCCATTTAAAAAGAAAAACTAATGAAACCTGTATTTCAAGATAAGTTCGTAAAGTATGCCCTAGACGGTATTACGAAAATCGAAAGAGGGAATTGTTTTCCTGCATGTATTGCTTCACTGGTAGAGGTTCCACTTAACCAGGTGCCCAATATAGAAGAGCTGTATGATTGCTATGCCTGGTTTGAAGTTCTTTGTGCCTGGTTAGAACACAAAGGTTTTTCTTATGAGATCTCCACTAAAGAGGAATGCGAGGCCAGCAACGAATACTATATGGTTTCAGGGCAGTCTCCAAGGGGAAACTTTAACCATATAGTTATTTACAAAAACGGAACTCTGGCTCATGATCCACACCCAGACGGCACCGGTTTAAGCTCTGAAGTAGATTATGAATATTTAAAACGTATAAAATGAGAAGGAAACTACAGATTGACGTTAAAGGTACGGCTGAGAACAATGACAACATCATTGAATGCTGCCTGATTTTCGATGGCAGAAGCTGTATCTTTTATTTGTCAAAAGCAAATTATGAGGCGCTGATGTATGATGGTTTATTTATCAGGGATGGAAAATCCAGGGATAGTGCAAACATTATAAATACAACAAATTTATTTGAGGAATTGTAAAATGATACGAACCATTGAAATATTAGTTCAACAGGCTACCACCTTAGATCCGTTTACCCTAGATGGTAAACGGAATCTTAACTACCACTATTTTCAGCTTACCGATAACGGATGGATATTCCACTGGATCAATGAAGAAACTGATGTAGCCTGGTTAACTGAAAAAATTGCCCTGGGGGTGATCTATATTTTTAAAGACTGATTTTATTTTTTATTCCGTGTTGGCACTATCTCCGAATAGGCCAGCATACGGCCCATGAAGTTTTGCAGATCTGCTTCCGCATATTTCAGGGCTTCCAGCTTTTTCTGCACGCCTGCCTTTATGGTCATTATGGTAAATTTTCTACCATCATCCTTTCCCCGGTGTATTGACACCTTCTCACTTTCAGTATTCATGAACTCTTCAGGCGTATACCATTTGCCTGAACCGGTGGAATAGATAATACAACCAGCGTTATATGCATCCTTTGCTATGGCACGCTTTGCATTATATTCTGAATCACCGCCCATTCTTTTTTTCCAGTCGCTTTCCATAATACAAAATTTGCTAATTATTTTAGTAATTTCAATTTATTGGGCAAGGAAAACGATTAAGACATTCATTTACAGTAAAATAATTTTAATTGAATAATTTTTTAAGAAAATGAAATATAGCACTGGATAGTGTGGATAGTATTTATTTTTTTTTAACTATCTTATTATATATTAACTACTTACACTATCCAATCATCATTAAAAATCATTCCTATACTATCCAGCGTTATCCA